ATTGTTTCTATTGTGCCATCTGCATTACGCAGGAAAATGCCAGATTTGTTGCCTTCAAACATCTCGCCTTTGCTCTCAGTCCTGAGTCTCTCAGACAGCTTCTGCAAATACGGATTGTCAGACATTTCGTATTCATCAAGAAGGCGGCTTTGGTCTTCTTTAGAGCGTTTTGCGCCTTTTGTAATAATATCTCCAAAAGTAACGTCTTGCTCTTTTGGCATAATATTAAATGGGCGAAGCGTTGTGTCAGACCTTTGCGGTCCCGCAGCCATTGCTTTGTCGTCCTGCAAAATATATTTAGGCAATTCTGGTGAAGCAGGGATTGCATCGTTACCGCCTGGTGTGAACGTAAGACGGGCAGAACCGCCAGGCATAACCAGGTCAGGCTCTTGATTAAATGTTTTACGCGCCTCAATTGCTTCAGTGCGGGCAGCTTTCTCCAGCGCCGCCTCATCCTCAGACGCCTTGCCCGCAAGATAGCCACCCATGCCGCTCTTAAGAAGCTTGGCAAGCCCCTGAAATGGCGAGATTGGCGTGGGAATGCCGCCAACGCTCTCTACATCAATAGGTTCAGCGCCCTGCTGGGCTAGCAATTCAGCAATTTTCTGACGCCGCTTGATGTCAGCAAGCTGGGATTCATACCCACCAGCGGGAGCGGTCAGATTGACGTATCTTGGGTCTGCCATCGTAATTCCTCGAATTTATTATTACGCGCCGCCAAGAGTTGATGGCCTTGACGACCCAAACAAACCGCCAGAGCCACCCATACCCGCGCCCAAACCCGCCCCGGCAATGCTGAACAACCCCTGCGTTGTAGCATTATTAGCCGCCACATTCTGCCCATATTGGTTCTGAGCAAAGTTAGCAGCTTGCGCGGTGGCGTTGGCAATTGGTGCTGGGGCAATGGTCTGCCCCGTGTACTGCTGGAACTGCGGGTTCTGGATTTGCGAGCCGCTTTGCAAGGCCGTCAGGGTGTTAAGAGGCAAGTTGTACTCGCCCAGGTTACGCTGGTACTGCTGGCCCAAGGCCGTATTGCCAAACTGGGCAGACTGAAGGGCTTGGTTGTATCTCTGGTTCTGCGCTTGGTTATAAAGACCGGCGCTCTGCAAACCTTGACCAAAGTTCTGCCCAATAGCTTGATTGCTGGCCTGATTTGCTTGCAAGCCCTGGCTAAAGTTCTGCCCAAGAGCCTGATTGTACAGGCCCGCCGAACTAAGCTGCTGGCCGTAGCCCTGCTGGTTAGCGGCCATGTCAAGGATAAGACCTTCTCTCTGCGCCTGTGTGAGAAGGTCTGTTTCGCCCTGCTGCTGGCTGCGGATGGCGTTATTCCACGCTTCTGAGCCTTCTGTAATACCTTGATTACGCAAATTCTGGAATGTCGAGGCCCGCTGGGCTGCAAGCTGCGGTGCCAGCCGTGACATGATTGCTTGCTGGGCGGTCATACCAGCGTTAATGGGCATTTTTGCAATGCCGGAAAGATCTAATTCACCGCGAGCGTTGCCGTATCTTTCTGCACTAAATCCTTGCGCCAAGCCATACTGGTCGGCTGAAGGCCCGTAGTTTACCGGCCCTTGGTCGCCCAAGCTGGTCTGAAAGTCAGGAACGCCGGACACAAATGGCTTGCTCATCGTATCGCGGACATTGCCAAGCGCAGTTATGCCAACTTCAGAAAGCCCCTTCTGAACCGCCTGTGCATTCTCCAAGGCAGCTTGGGCGGCTGGTGTAAGCGTCTGGGTTACGGTCGGCTGGTCAGGATCTCCAGTCTGGGTTGTAAACTGCTCCCGCGTGGGCATGGGGACATTATTACCAGTCCCTACATAGTTGCCGTATTCGTCGTATCCGCTGCCTTGATACGATGTGTCACCAGATTGGTTATTGTACGCCGACATTGCGGCGTCATACCCAGCTTGGTCAAACGTAGGCGCACCGCCAAACGTGACCGTCTGGGTGCCATAAGGCGATACAATGTTGGGGTTGCTAAGACGGGCGCTCATACGCGCCGCGTCAATGTTAGCCTGTCCCTGCGCCGTAGCGGCACCAGCAAAATCAGGCGTTGCGGGGGCTTTTGGCTTGTTTAACATAGAATTAGCCGCGCCCGCCGCACCTGCGCCAATGGCTATAGCGCCTAAAGTTCCAGCGCCTAGGGCCGAAGCTCCAAGACCAACAGCGGCACCAATAGCAATAAAAGCACTCATTATTTAGCCCCTATCAAGTTAGTTTTGAGGATGTTCCCAGGGCCAAACATACTGTCCGGGTCGTCTTCCAACAGTTCCTTTTCAACATCTTCCACATTGGTAGAATCCGCAATGTGGATGTTGAGAAAATGCGCGTCAGTCATCGTATGGCAAGCCCTTTTGGTGCCAGGCTTGCTTTTAAACATGGCTGGCCCAGTAATGACTTCGACGCCATCCGGGGTCGTGATGTTGACCGTGCCGGATACTATGTAAAACAGGTGTTCTTTCTTATGAACGCGCCCGACTGCAAGCTGATTGGCCTTCAGCTTGGCTTCGCGGCAGTACAAGCCAGCGTAGAACGTATGGATTGTCTCAGGCTCATACTGGGGCAATGTCTTAACTACAGCCTCAAACTGTAGGACATTCTCCATAAGTGCTTCAGCGGGAAGCATTTGCTCTGTTACAGCCAGATTACTCATACGCCCGCCCATCCGGTTTGATACACCACATCTGTCGAAGCCCATTGTATCTGGATGCCGCTGCTCGCCGTCTTCATCTGGACCGCCCCGCAGTAGCCTATGCCCGTAATGCCAAGCCATGTGTTCTGGATCGCCAGATCAGCGCCCCACAGGGCCGTGTCCCAGGTGCTTGTCGCCGCGTCCCAGATGCCATAGGCCGAGCCGGTAAAGGTCACGGGGGCCGTCGTATCAGACGTATCGAAGTCGATGTTCATGCCCACGGAGATGGTCGGATCGCCGTTGGTGAAGATGCTGGGGCGGGCGCGAGTGAAGTACTTCTTAACGCCGCGAGCGCCCATATAATTGAACGCTTGCAGCGTGGTGGTGGTGATATTGCTGGTATTGTCAGCGTAATTGTCGTCCCAAGCATGGCCGACATAGCCATCTGAGCCAAAATACGGCTCTTCGCCAAGCGTTTCCCAGCAATATGCTGCCCAGCCGATAAATTGGCACCATGACTTTGTGATGTTGTTCATCACATACTGCTGCTGCTGGCCGTCAGCTACCGGGACATTGATCCAGACAGCGTTGTATTTGGCAGTGCCATAAATCTGCCAGCCGACATCAGCGTGGCTTCCGCCATACTGGGTCGTTGCCGCCGTAATCGCGCCCTGTATCTTGTCAGACAGGGCCACACGGGGATCAAGGCGGCTAGATTGCAGCGATGCGGCAAATGGCAACAAGCCGTCATATGTAAGTACCAGCAGGTCGCCGCCGTATTTGAGCATGACGCGAGAGCCAACGGGCGAACCTACGTTCCAAACGCCTATCAAGGCCCATGTTGCCGCGCTGGCCGGGTCCGTGCCTCGAAAGACGACCACTTCGCCTTCGCTGGTAATAAAGGCAAGGTTGTCATCGACGCCATAGCCAGCGTCCAGCGTCCAAGTGTCCAGATCGACTAAGCGACCGCCAAGACGGCAAATCGAACTCATGTCAATATACTGAGCCGCGCCGCCGATAGAGCTAGTTGGCAGATACCAAGCCTTCAGCGTGTTTTTCTCAATGAACCACAGGCGGTTCTTGAACAGCGTGATATTTGACAGGTTATTGTCAGTCACGCCCGTAATGGTCGGGGTTGACCAAGTTGCGCCATCGTACAGCCGGGCGTCATCAACGCCATTGACGGCCATAAGGAAGCTGCCGCCAGCCGTGGTGATGTTGACGTATTCCCAGATGCCATTGGTCAGGCCGGACACAACAGGCGAACCTACAGCCCCGGCGGCAGTTACATCGTAGATTTTGCCTGTACTAGTGACGGCAAACATCTTGGACGTTGCGCCGCCGTTATAGATCAGAATGGTCTGGGCTTTGCCATCAAGGCCCGTGGCGTGTTTGGTATAGCCGCCGCGCATGGTCAGGCTGCTGACCGTTGGGAACATATTGATGAGCGTTACAGCGTCTGTAGGCTCCATGTTGGCAAGGCTGTCACGCGCGTTCCAGCCGCCCAACGGGGCGGGCAGCGACTGCACTTGAGCCGCGTTGCCTTGGACTAGGGCGCGTGGGCTAATTGCCATATCCGCTATCCGGGATGTTGTCCCAACCAATTAGAACGGAGCCGGGGCGTGGCGCAAAAGACAGATTAGCCGCAGACGTATCCTGTGCAACGGAAGTGTCGAACTCAGTCAGGTAATCGCGGTAAAGCGCCGTAGTATCAAAGCCCTTGGCCTGGAAATACTTGAGCTTCGTGGACAGGACCATTACGCGGTCCGGATAGATGCAGGTATCGGTGTCAACCGTGAAGCTGTTCTTCACCGTGCCGTCAGCCGCTTTCGCCCAGCCCTTGCTACGGTACTCAAAGCCCAGATTTTCATTGTTTGAATAACCCGGCCAAATTTGGAAATAGCTACCCAACAAGCGCCAACGGATACGCGGGCCGGTGCTAATAAAGCCGCTGAGAAGCCATTCCCACTGCTGGGCGCTTTCCGGGCCAAGCATTTCCCAATGCTTGCTCTTGTCCCACTGTGTACGCGGCACGATGCTGTCATAGTCAGACGGCAGGTCGTACTTGACCTTCTGGAAATAGATCGTGCCAGCGGTAACGGCGCTGGTCGAGTAAGCCGAGACTGTAACCTGCGTACCAGAATCCACGCTGGTGATGAACGTGGCATTGGGAAAGCCAGTGCCAACGACCATGTATGTCGTGTCCAACCCGGCAGTGGACGGGATGTTGGTGATGGTCAGCGCGCTAGTCGTGTAGTCGCCCGTTGTAGTCACATATTCCGTAAAAAAGCTGTACGGAATGGTAAGTTCGCGCCAATCGGCCTTACGCAGCAATTCGTACCCAGAAGCGTTCATCAACGCTAAAATCTGGATAACGTCTTGGTTCGTATTTCCCGCAACCGTTGTCGGTGTTGGAACGCCTAGTTCATTGGTGACCTGTTGCACCAACTGGAGCATCGTCGTAGTGGACATCTACATCTTCCTTGCGTGGCCGACCCGGCTTGCGCTGGGACATGAGCAAAGCCATTTGGGCTTTCAGCTCATCCAATTCGCTACGGGTCTTTGCCAATTCAGAACTACTTTCGGAATGAT